TACAAGTTCAACGAGCAGGACGTAACAAGTTGATGGACCTAGCTGATGCGTTGGGTGAAGTTAATCCGTTGTTACAGCAGTACACACGAGTGGCTGATATAGAGTTTGAGCAGTTCCAAAAAGAAGTTGCTCGGATGTCGCCTGAACAATTAAAAGCAGATTTAAATAAAACAGAAGCTGAACTAGACAAACAAGTGCGTAAAGGCAGTATACCGTTTCTAGCTTCGCCATTAAATTGGAAAAGAAAGAAGAGAGCTTTAGGAGCACGTCTGCACGATGAGTACCAAAAGCAACTACATTTTCGTTTAAATAATCCAGAAGCTGGAGATGAAGATGTTAGCACGGAAGCTATAGCAGGTATAATAAGACAAGATTTTGAAGGACAATACGGGCAGTTAGCTACAGATGTATTTGTTAAAGAAGGCTTTGACGAGGTAGTTAGACCAACAATAGATAAATATGTCTTAGAGTACGATACACGTAAAAACAAAGAGGCAGAAAAACAAGTACAAGCTGATATAGAAGCCCGTTTATTTAGTGACGGTACTTTAGATTTAGATGACCCTAGATATGCTACAAGACTAGACGCAGTGTGGGCAGAAACAAACTGGATGACTGCTGATAAACAAGTAGAAATGATTGAACGTGTCACACGACAATTAGCGGTAAAAAACCCACAAGCAGCTAAAAACTTTTTAGAACACGCATCAGGGCATTTTAAAGTAGGTACAGCAAGGTTTGGAGTAGGTGCTAAACGGAAAGGGGAAGACCCAATATATGGTGCTTATACTAATCGTAAAGCTGTATTGATGGAGGAGATTGATAAGATTGAAGAACAGAATACACTTAGCGATAAAAAAGAAGCCACTGACATTTTATATAACATACAGGCTGAATTAGTGGCTGCTGGTATGGCTTTCAAATCAAACGGACAAGCTACTATAGAGGGAGTTGATGCTCCTATAAGAAGTCAGGATGAACTTGAGAACGCTTTCCGTCAGAAATTATTAGAGACTGGTAATCCTATTGTTATAACTGAAGGCGTTAAGGCTATACAAACTACATTAGGTGCTTTAGAGATAGGAGAAGAGCGTGGTGTTTTCTTTTTAAATATGAGGAGAACTATGTTTCCTCGAATAGACTTCAGTAAAAACTTAGAAGACGACAAAAACTCTTTACTACTATCAGAGGGATTCGCTAAAAGAGAAGGCACTCGAATCTCAATAGATATGCCAAAGGTTTTATCGGATGAAATTGCTGAGTTGGAAACTGATTTAAAGAGGAAGCTGTTAGTAAAAAGAAACGAAATATCGACAGGGCAGTATAAGAATGTAAACGACGAACTTGTTAGAACTAGCGATTTACAAAATCAAGGAATTTTAGATTTACTAGATTTTGAGAAGAAGTTTCAAGAAGAATTTAATCAAGGTGCTAAAGATATATTCAAAAAGTACAGAGCTAGTAAACAGGTTAGTGAAGTTGAAGCTGAATCCCCTAAAAATATAGATGATAAAAAATCTTTCATTAATCCAGAAGTAACATTAGGTCAGGGTCAGAGTTATTTCTTTTCACCTACCTATAATTATTTTGATTTAGAAAAAGCACTGAGAAGTAAAGATACTAAAAAAGCCAAAGTCATAGCTCGTCATTTTGATTTAAGTTTATTCGATAGCTTAGAAGATCAATACGATATAATTCAAGACAACACTAAAAACGATAAACAAAGAAAAACAGCGGAACGAAAATTAATGGTTTATTTGATGGGTAGTAGTCGTTTGAATTTAGACAGCATCCGTCAAGGACAAATAGAAATTAAGAGAAAACAGGGTAAGGTTCTTAATATTCCCATCACTAATAAAGAAGCTTTAAAAGATTTAGTTCCGTTTTATGCTTTCTTTCCTAAAGAACGTTACGAACAATTAAGAAGAGAAAGTGAATCAGGTATTGATAGTAATGTGGATGATGTTGAAGAATTACTTAAATTAATTTACGACACACAAACAATACCACAGGAAACTGTAGAGAAGTTTATCGAAGTACAAGAACAACTATTTGAATAATGAAATTAAATCTTCAAGAAAAACAACAACAACCATTAGAGGAAGACCTTAGTTTTGGTGATTATGCTTTAGATGCTTTTGCTGCTCCTTTCAGGGGTATAGAATCTTTAGCTCGTGGTGTTTATAACTTAGGAGACTTTTTATCATTTGATTTATTACCTGATTTAGACGAAGAGCGATTACTAGGTGAATCAAAAACATTACCCGGTACATTAATAGAAGGTATTGCTCAGTTTGCGTTGCCGTTTGGTGTTATTGGTAAAGGAATAAGCGTTGCGGGTAAAGCTGCTAAAGCAGGAAAGATAACAGGTATAAGCGGTAAAGCTGCTAAAGCATTAACTAAACAAGGACCAAAGGCAGGAGCGTTTACTGATCTAAGTTGGAAGGGGTACGCCGCTGCTTCTGCTACTACAGATTTTATCGCATTTGACGGGCAAGAGGAAAGACTATCTAATTTAATAAGACAGCACACAGACCTTCGTGATCCAGTTACCGAGTTTTTAGCAGCTGATCCTGACGACAACGAACTAGAGGGAAGGGCTAAAAATGTTTTAGAAGGTGTACTTTTAGAGTTAGGGGTAGGTGCGTTAGTTGCTCCGTTTGTTGCTGGTTTAAGAGCTATAAAAAGAAAGAATAAAATATTAGCAGAGGGAGGACAACAAGAAGAAGCTATACAGAAATCTACTGAGCAATTCACTAAAGAGATTAAGGAGCAAGTTAAACCAGTAGAACCCGTTAAACCCAAAGCAGAACCTAAACCAACTAAACAAGAAAAAGTACGATTACAAGCAGAGGCTAAAGTATTTTCAGACGATAAATTATTTACAGGAGGGTTACAATCTTTGCAGCGTACAGCTTCAGGTAGAATGCTAAAAACAATCACTGACGAAGCTGGTAACAAAAAGAAAGTATTTGTACCTACAATTGAAGGCGGTCTTAGGCAATCGGAGTTAAATACTAGCTTAGAAAAAAGCAGTGAAACTTTAATAAAAGAAGGCAAAAAGCAGTTCGTATCTGAAGGAAAAATGAATCAGATAGCTATTGAAGAAATGGCTGACGCTACGGGTGCTGATGGTAATACCTTAGAGGGGTTACTTAGAGCGACTGAAAGTGATCCGGTTGCGTTGGACAGGGCTGCTGGAAAGATGTTAGCTTTGCGTAGGTTTATGACTGAAAATGGTATACAGTTAGTAGAGTTATCAGAACAGTATGCTAAAAAGAAAAAAGGTGGTTTAGAAGATGAATTGTTAGAGGCACAAATTAAAAGTGCTTTAGATGTACAGCTTAACTTACAAGCTAGGGTTTCTGAAATTGCTAGTGGTTTCGGTCGTGGTTTACGTTCTACTCAGTTTAAAGCTAAGATTGGATTGTCTCAGAAGGAAATACAGAATACCAAACTACGACAAGAATATTTAAGAAGACGTGGTGGTATGAAAATAGATGATATTGTTAATTCAATACGTCTATCAAAAGAAGGTGCGGGAGATGATTTTTGGAACGCTATTACTGCTATAAACAAACAAGTCAGAGGAAGCAACGGAGGCAAGCTGACTAAAATGGTTAGAGAGTATTACATCAATTCATTACTGTGGGGACCACGGACTAACGTAGTCAATGTCATTGGTAATAGTATATCAGCCACTATAAAACAGTTTGAAAGATATATAGGCGGTTGGTTAACTGCTGAACCTGAAGTCAGAAGAGGTGTTGTTTCCGCTTGGTCTTATGGTCATTTATCAGGCGAGTTATGGCAGATCATGGGTAAAGCGTGGAAAGCTAAAGACGGTTTATTAGATACAAACACAGGATGGCGTGGAGATGTGGGTAATGAAGCTGCTGTTGACGCTATTTCTGGTGAGAACTTTGCAAGTGCATTAAGAGAGCTTAGAGGTGATCCTGATATATTAAAAGAAGCTGATGGCATAAAAACAGCTATAGATTACTTCGGCAATATACTAAGGCTACCAACACGATTGATGACTTCAATGGACTCTATGTATAAAGATTTAGAGTTCAGGAGAAGGGCGATGGCACAGCTTTGGATTGAAGCCACAGAAAAGAAAGGACTCACGCAACCTGAAGATATAGCTAAATTTATTTCAAATGGGATAGAGACGCTAGTGACTACATCAGGCAGACATTTTTCTGAAGCTTCACTGTTAAGGGATGCGGAAGATGCTGCTAAAAAACTAGACTTCGCAGATGACCGTGTAGCTAGGGAAGAGTTTATGTTTAACCATGTTGAACAAGCTCGTGCTGATAATTTAAAAAGAGCTAGAGATTTAGGATTAGCTGGGGACGACGACGGTGCTTTAGCTCGTTTCGCTGAACAGTGGGTAGAACCTAATTTAAGATCAGCACACGAAAGCACGTTTACAACTGAACTAGGACCAATAAGTCAAAAACTAAACGACTTTATGTCTTCCGTTCCTTTGGGTTGGATAGTGCTACCTTTCATAAAAACTCCCACTAATATCTTAAAGTTTTCTTTCGGTCGTTTATTTAGACCTTTTCAAGTAGGAGCGGAAGCAGTAGCTAAAGCTTCGTTTCCGGGTTTAACTGCTAATAGAGATTTATTTATAAAGAAATTAGAAGACCCTGACCCACTAATAAGAGCGGAAGCACGGGGGCAGTTAGCGATGGGAACTTTGTTAGCAGCGACGGTAGGAACAACTATTGCAGCAAATAAGCATAGAATAACAGGCGGTGGTCCTCTAAATGCAAGGCAGAAAAGAGTGTGGGAAGCTGCTGGAAATCGTCCGTATAGTATTAAAGTAGGCGATACTTGGATAAGTTATCAACGACTTGATCCTTTAGCTACTATTGTGGGTGTGTTTGCGGATATGGCTACAGTTACTGACGACACTGTGCATGGCTATGATGCTAGTGAAGCTGAGAGAGTTGTAGCTGCTATCGGTATAACTTTTGCTAGAAACGTAACAAACAAATCTTATCTAGCAGGTATTAATAAATTCATAGAAGCTTTGGTTGTGCCTGACAAGAAACTAGCACAAGCATTACAAAGCACAGCAGCAGCGTTTGTTCCTAATGTTTTTTATCAGGGTCAATCCGTTGGTGGAGATCAAGAGTTAAGAGAAGTAAGAACTTTAGCGGATGCAGTGTTTAAAAAAGTAGGATTTGGCTTACAAGATAGGGTGGATGTAAGAAGAAATATACTAGGAGAACCATACGAAGCAGAAGGTATAGAAGCACCTCCGTTTCAAATTCTTAATCCATTTAATCCTATAGCTTTTTCAACCAAGACGGATGATCCTGTTTTAGTTGAGATGGCAAACTTACATCACGGTTTCTCTCCACCTAGTAGTAAGTTAAACCAGTTAGTAGATTTAACAAGGTACACAGGAGATGACGGACGTACTGCTTACGATAGATGGATGGAGTTACATTCTGAAATAAAAGTAGATGGTAAATCTCTTAGGCAGACTTTAGAAAAACTTATAAAAAGTAAGGAATACAGAAGCTTAGACCCTACTTCAATAAACGGTTTAACAAGTCCTCGCGTACCTCTTATAAGTAGAGTGTTAAGTAACTTCAGATCGAAAGCTTTAGAACAGATGTTAAGAGAGTTCCCTGAAGTAAAAAGAATGTACGATAAAACAATTGAGGCTAAAACTGCATCAAAACAAGGTGCTTCTTATGAAGATGTGCTTGAACTCCTCGCTCAATAAGTAATAATATAATATCATGTCAATACCACCGACCTACAACGATTATACAGGAGATGGTAGTAATACTTTCTTTCCGATTAATTTTGAATATTTAGAAGACGAACACGTAACGGTTGCTGTAGACGGTGTTGCTACTTCTGCTTTTACCATCAATACAGACCAACCTACCAAGCGAGTGGAGATGACAACTGCTCCCGGTAACGGTGCTAATGTACGAGTTAGAAGACAGAGTCAACGTGACACAGACCTAGTAGACTTTGAGAATGGTTCAGTACTAACTGAATCGGAACTGGACAGAGCGTACCTTCACAACCGTTATCTGCACCAAGAAATAGGAGAACTAAACGATTCGTCGTTGCAGAAAGCTGTAGGCAGTACGTCTTGGGATGCACAAGGTGAACAGATAAAGAACGTAGGAATACCAACGAATGCCAGTGATGCTACCACTAAGAGCTATGTTGACAGTGCTATATCTGCAATAAACCAAGATACAGGCAACCCTCCCAGCTTCAGTAAGTTTACGGGAGACGGTAGTGAGACAGACTTTACACTTACATTTAGTACTAATGTTACTACATCTGCTGCTTTTCTAGTGACAATAGACGGAGAAGTTATAGACCCTGACGATTACACAATCGTAGGACTCAGTAACGAAATACGTTTTGATACTCCTCCTGCTAATACTAAGGAAATACTTGTTATTGAGAGAGGTTATAAAACAGCTATAACGGATGTACCTACTGATTACGACTACGGATTTATAGTAGGTGATCCAGTGACTGCATCTTACAGCTACGGAGGAATTGCATAAATGAGTATTGAAGTACAACTACGAAGAGGGACAGCTGCCGAGAATGCTGCGTTTACAGGACAGGAAGGGGAACTTGTATATACCACAGACACCAAAGACTTGTTCGTACACGACGGTTCTACTGCTGGTGGTACTCCTGTCGGTTCGTTAGCGTCGATAGCTGATGATTCCGTTACCTTTGCTAAGATAGAAGAGATACCAGCCAATACAATACTCGGTAACAATACAGGCAGCTCTTCTGATATATTAGAACTTACCACGGCACAGACACGGACTTTGTTAAATGTAGCTGATGGTGCTACTGCTAATAGTAGTGATGCAACTTTACTAGCTAGAGCTAATCACACAGGTACACAGACTGCATCTACTATCTCTGACTTTGACACGGAAGTATCTAACAACACTGCTGTAGCTGCTAACACTGCAAAAATAACTAACGCTACACACACCGGGGAAGTAACAGGATCAACTGCACTTACTATTGCTAACGGAGTAGTAGACTCAGATAACTTATCAACAACATTAGACTTTGGAT